TTCGCGGTGGGCGATTTCGATGGGCGCTCCGCCATCTGAAGGATTCGAGCAGGGGCAAGCTTATTTCGAGTCGCTCGCGGCGACGCCGATTCCTGCTGACCTGGTGTTTCAGCTCACCGACGTATCGCTTGAGCATAAATTCTTTCAGGAACCGGTGCGGGCCGATCTGGTCGAGACCTATGGCGCGGCGGAGGGGCGGTTTCCTGGCTTCTCTTTGCTGCCGGCTCCGCATCCTGTCGTGGGTGATGGTCTGTTCACGCTCGAAGCGTGGGGAACGCCGGGGGCGCAAATCGTGCTCCTGTTGGGTGTGGCTGAAGCTCACGCCGATTGCGCGGTGAGGTAGAGGGGCGATGGCGAACAATAACAGCGTGATCCGGCCGGGGCCGGCTTTGATCGAAGCGGCGCAAAGCACGCTTGCGAGTAAGCGGCGCTCGCTTGGGGTGTTTCCGTATCAGTGGCGGATTCCGGGGCCGAATTCTAAGAACTTCCTTCCGTCTGCCTCGGCGGTGCTGCCGGCTATCGGCTCCTCGGTGACTCTGAACCTTGGGACGGTTCCGGAAGGGATGCGCGTAACGCTCCTGGGCGTCGTGTTTCAATTCGAGGGGGATGGCTTCCTGGACGGCTCCGGCAATTTGCTTTACACCTTGCGCGTGGTCGAAAGCGGCGGCAATCGGAACGTCGAATTTCTTACCTCCGTAAGTACGCGCATGGGGTCGACGCAGCAGCCGTATCCGATTTTGGGGCGGCTCGAATTTCAGAGCTTGAACAAACTCGAACTGGTTGTGCGAAACGTCGGCGTCGTGGTCGGCTCGGATCAATTCGTCTTCGGTAAGCTCTCCGGATTCCTGTATCCGAATTCGGAAGCGTCGGCTTAGTAGAGGGAGTGCAAAAACGTGGCCTCGTTCGTTTATTGGAAGTACATACAAAAGAGTGTGGCAGGGGCCTACGCGGTGGCGCCTTCGGCCTGGGGTGCGTTCTATCTCGCCTTGGTGACGGGCGCATATTCTCCGAATCAGGCGACGGATTCGGTGTTAGGCGACATTCCTGGCGGAGCGATCGCGGCCGATGGCAAAACCGGAACTTTCCCGGTGCTCACGCTGGTTGCGCTCGTTCCGACGACGCCGGCCGCTAACGATGTCGCCGGCATAAAGCTTTCGCTGGCGGCGGCTCCTAACAACGTCTGGGGCGCGGTTCCTGCCGGCGCGGCCGTCACGCGTGCGATTCTCTACGGGGCGGAGGTCGTCGGCGTCGGGCCTTACAACCTGGTCGCGGCTTATGACGATTGGGCCGGCCTGCCGTTCACTCCGGATGGTACAGATGTGCCTCTGGTTTCGCTGCCGACTCCGCTGGCGGCGGGCGGTGACAATATGATTCGCGTTTCGACTCCCTAAGGGGCTCTCACTCAAATGGCGTTGCAGGTTTATTCCGATCTCGCGTTTCTGACCCTCGGCGCTGCCTATACTGCCGGGCAAACTACCGTTACGCTCGCGACGGGCGACGGCGCGAAGTGTCCAGCGACGGGCGAGTTTTACGTCTCAATGACGGTGAACCTGGCTACCAAGACCTTCAACATTTTCAAGGTGACAAGTCGGGCCGGCGATGTGCTGACGGGAACGGGCGGGGCGTCGGGGTCCACGGATGCGAATGTAGCGAATGGATCGGCCGCGATTGGGTCCGTGTGGTGCGGTTCGATGCTCGACGGTGTGCGGGCCGATCTGTCTCAAGTGGGCGCGGCGGCTTCCTTGCCATCGACGACGAACCAAAAAACGGGGAACCGCTATAACGCGAACGACACTCCGGAACAATGGGTGCTCAGTGGCGGCGTGTGGGTGAAAGTTACGGGCTACGCGCCTTTCGGCCGCATCATTCCCTTTCAGGAACCGGACAACTCCGCGTATGCGTTCGTGAATCAGTCAACGTCCCTCGTTACTGTCCCTGTGACGCCGGGGCCGATTCTGTTTCGCTCGGTGAGCTCCGGAACCGATCAACAAATGTGTTACGTGCGGGCCTATCCTGGCACGCCGTTTACACTCGATGCGCGGCTCGTTCCTCAAGATTGGATCTGGGGAAACTTCCAGAATGCCGGTATCTGCATTGTGGGCTCCGGCGCGACTCCTCCGGTGTTGCAGTTTTGCGTTGCCTGTCAAAATGGCAACTTCGTTAAAGTCTATTCCTGGGCCACTCCGACGACTTCGCCTAACACGGTCACATCGACGGCGATTCCGCAGGCGGGCGCGGGTACGGGTCCGCTGTTTCCGCAGTTCTTCCGGATCGTCGACAACGGAACCAACATCATTTTTTCGATTAGTTGGGATGGCTCGATTTACACTCAGATTTACTCGGCCGGCCGAACCTCGTTCCTGACTCCCAACCGGATCGGTATTTCGATGAATGCGCTATCGGCTGCAACGGCAACGTCGTTCATTCTGGAAAGCTGGAAAGTTTCTTAGCCGATGGCCTTTCCTCCTGCTCAATCCGTGCTCGGGGATGCGGTCTTAGGGGTTGCGGCTCTCGGTGCGGGTCTGCTCGACGCTCCGGGGCCAACTTCTATCGATGCCTCTGGTACGGCTCCTCTCCCTCAGACCTGGCGGTCGATGTCGACGGGTGCGCGAATTCATTACGTGGCGGTTATTGACGCCTCGATTGAAGAGACGATTTCCGACACCTGGCGGGCGATGTCGACGGGTGCGCGAATCGGCTACGTGTCGGAGCTCGACGCCTCCGGAACCGGGCCGGCCGGCGTCCAGTTTCAGCAGCTCGCGGGCGGCGAGCTTACGCCTCCGGTGCCTCCGGCTCCTGCCGGCGACGCCGGCGTATCGGCCGCGTGGTGGTTTGGGCCGTGGGCCGATGATTCCTTGCTCGAGGCGGTTTTGCGGGAGCTGCTCGACGACGAGGGGGGCGGGTAGGCTATGGCGTTCTCTTTACCAGTGGTCGGCCGGATCTCTTCGCCGTTCGGAACGCGGGTCCAGCCTACGGCCGGCGCGTCTACCGATCATAAGGGGATTGATTACGCGGTTCCGGTCGGTACGCCGGTGAGTGCGGCGGCGGATGGCGTCGTGATTTACGCCGGCTGGCAGAGCGGTTTCGGAAATACGGTCCAGCTCGACAACGGCGGGGGGGTCGGTACTCTCTACGCGCATCTGTCGGCGATTTCGGTGGCCGTGGGTCAATCGGTGGGCGCGGGGCAGGTGTTGGGGCTCTCCGGAGCTTCCGGAACCGTCAGCGGGCCTAATTTGCATTTTGGCGTCACGTTAAACGGTCAATGGGTGGATCCGTCCTCGATGCTGCTCGATGCAAGCTTGCCGAATGTCCTGGGCGCGGGGGCCGGCTCCGGTGGCGCGGATCCGTTCGGCTTCGATTCGCCGGCGGAGGTCGTGACGTCTGACGTGGGGGCCGGCGTGGATCCGATGACGGTGGGGCTGTATGTTCTCGGGGCGCTGGTGGCGGTCGAACTTTTCGGGGGGCGGCGATGATAAAGGGTACTCGTACCGTCGACATCATTTTGAACGGCGGAGCTCGCAAACCGGTCTCTGATATCTCGGATCGCGCAAAGCGGTATCGGGCGAATTCCGAAGAGAACCGGCCGGATGGTCCGGAGATTTGTTCTATCTGCTTCCTTCCGCCTAAGGGGAATCGGCCGTTGGATGTCGACCATATCGACGGCGACGAGTCGAACGGCCGGCGCTCGAATCTTCAGAAGCTTTGCAGGCGGTGTAATACGCTCAAGGGCGCATGGTTGCGGCGGCGCGGCCGGGGCGTGCTCACCGAACAATTTAACCCGTCCAAGAAACGCCGGAAGAAACCGGCCGGCATTTCAAAAGCGAAAGAAAAACAGATGATCGGCGAGTACGCGCACCTTCTGCGCGTGATGCGCGGCGAACCGCATGGCGGGCAGGCTTCGGCGGAGGCTTTCGACAAAATCATGAGCTTTCCGGCCTGGTTCCGTTCTGACTTCTCGCGGCGTGCCTACTCGTATCGGGGCGGTCGCTAACAATTTCCGCGGGTACTTTTTTTTCTGGGGTCCTACTCATGCTCGATGCTTTTTTGTTTTATTCGCGGCGGGGCTTCTTGCTCCTGGTATGCGTGTTGCTGGTCGGTTCGTTGCTGATTCCTGCTCGGGCTCAACAACGGGCGGTATTGGCGCTTGAGAGTCGGGTTGCAGTCCAAGAGGCGACGACGAGCAACCTGGCCTCTCAAGTCGAGCGGCTCGAACGCTCTATTGTGCAGCTCGCCGGCACGGTCGCGGCGAACAATGATCGGAACTGGCTTCAGATTGTTGGTATCAGTGCGTTGCTCGGGGATCGTGCGTTCACAAAGTTCTATCGGCCTCGTCGTAAAGACGACGACGACGACGGCAAACCGATTCCGGCTGCTGGTTGAGGGTGTTCGATGGAACTAACAGAGAACGAAAAACAGACTCTTAGAGCTGCGGCGGATATCCTCGATAAGCGTCTGTATCATGACGGCTCGATTGGTGCTGAAGGCTCGATTGGTGCCTACGAATTAGCGATTGCCGTTCGTGCCGTTGCCGGGCCGGAAGTTGAGGGCGTGAACCGCGAGGGCTAGAAATAGCCTTTCTAACGGGTGGGGCTCGGGTAACGTGAATCCGGGGGGCGGGGGCGGGTTGGGGTGCCTCCGCTTTGGTTTGCGGCGCGGCTTCTTCATGGGGCCACGTATTTCGTGCATCCGCAAGTACAGTTCGTTTCGTGGATGTGGTTGCACTTCGCGCATGGCTGCCTGGTCGAAAGCGTCGCCGATGCTTCGGGCGTCTCCGCGTCGGTCACGGTGCGGGTTTTCGGCTTGGCGCTGCTTCGTTTGCTTCCGGTTGGTGGTGTCATGGCTTGTATTCTAGCTGCCTTTGCTCGCGTTTTGGCGTAGAGTATCGGTATGTCAAAAGCAAACGCGGCTAAGTCCGCATCCAAAAAAGCGGCGGCTACGGCCGGCGCTTCCGATGGCTCCTCGAATTCGTCGACGGTGGCGGCTACCACGGCCGGCGCTGGCGTTGGCGACACTCCCATTGATCGCGAGAAACAGGGCGTTCCGATTACGTACCGCAAGGCGCAAGCGGTCGAAACCCTGGTTACCGGGCTCGGCTATCCGATGTTGCCGGATCAAGGCTCCATCGGCATCAATGCCCGGAATTCCGGCGTACCTTCGACGGAAGCAGAGGCGCGGCGCTGGCAGGCAACGGTTCCTCCGTTTACGCGGCGCGAACCGATTACGCCGGCGTCGTTCGGTGCGGGTCCGGATGCTCCGGAGCGTTCCATTCAGGAGTGCATCGGGCTTCCGGGTACGGATTCCGATACCTACGATTTCAATTTCGACTATCGGGTTTGCATTCTGGTGATGAATGCCAACACGGAAGGGCCGCGTGCGGTGGTGATGACGGCTGACGATTTCACCGACGACGCCGGCGAGCTGGTCGACGTGTCCTATGCGGCTTCCTTGCTTCAGCTCCGCTTCAACGCTCGGAACCCTCTTAACACTCCGTAGGGTGTTAAAATCGCGTTAACACTTGCGACACTTTCGAGGGTCGGGGCCTCTGCCGGTCGGTCATAGCTGGCAGGGGCCTTTCGTTTTTACGCGGCGGGTCGGAAGATACTGCCGGGGGGTCGAGTGCCGGAATTGCCGGTGCTGCGCTCGCGGATCGCGCTCACGAGCTCGTCGACGAGGAAACCAAACGCGGCTACGGCTATCGTGAATGAAATAAGTGTCTGCATGGGGTTCTCCTGTGCAATTGCTTAGCCCTTCCACTTAGAACGGTGAACCTGGCTCCGGCCGGTGTCAATGGCCTAAAACTGCTAGGTCTAGCGTTCGGGCGCGGGCCGTGCTACGATCTTCGACGGAATCGCCGGTTTTGATCTCAAAGTCTTAAACTGGCGGTTCGGGTGAATCGTTCAATATCCTCCGTTTTTCAGACTCGGGCCGGGGCTTCTCCCTGGCCCATTTTTTTTATGATCCGTCGCAATCTTCCCTTTCGGGTTATTTTCTGGTCGCTGGCTCTCGCGGTCGCTTGGTTCGGTCGTGACGGCGTGCGCGGGGTCCAACCTGCGCACGCCGGCGTGGGTCCGGTTGAAACGGTCCGGAACCGAAAAGAGTGATGGCTTCCTCTTTTCCTCTTAGATTCCCTTCGGCGCGATTCGTTTCTGAGAAAATATCGGCTATGCAATTTCGAGGCTTCCTCTCCAAGTTTTTAGTGTTGCCGCTTGCGGCTGCGCTCGCGTTTTTTTCTTCGTCCTGCTCGGCTTCTACGACGATCCGGTTACTTGAGGCGGTAATCGGGGCGGCGGAGGTCGCGGTTTCCTCTCTCGGGGCCGGTGGCGGGATCCAGCAGCAGGCGGCAATAAAGGTTAATGCGTATCTGAACCTGGTTGCGCAATCGACGGATAGGGTGGGCGCGATTCTTGAGGCGCATGCGGTTACTCCGAATCCGCGCTTGGCGGGTGACATTGCCGCAGTCTTTGCCGGCGTCGCGATTGATCCGGCTGTGTTGGCTGACCTTCCGCCTGGCGCTCGCGTCCTGGTGAGTTCTGTGGGCGCGGCGGTGGCGTCTTTCCTTGCGCACTATCCGGTGCCTTCGATGGCGGCTCCGCGTGGTCTGGTGGCGTCGCGGGCGGCTGAAAATGACGAGCTGCTCGCGGCCTCGAAGCTTAAGCTCACTGGCGCGGATCGCTCGACGCTCGCCAAGATTCGCGGCCGGGCGAACGTGGTGGCGACGCAGACTCTATTTCCGGCTCCCTAAAAACGGCTAGGTCCTAGCCGTTTTTTCGCGCTGTCCCAAAAACGTCGGCTTGGGGTGCTACGCAAAATCAGGGTTTTGCGGGTGCTTTGGCCGGCGTTTTTTGCTGTCCCGAAACCATCTCATTGTGGGACAATCGCGGGCATGGCGAATCCCTTACAACAGGCTGAATTCCGCATTGCCGTTACTTTGAAGCTGGCGAAGCTTCTCCGCGCGGCGCTTGAGGCGAACGGCAATCGCTACTCGGGCGGGCTGGTTCCGAATCTCACCTCTGTTACTGACTGCCTGACGATTCCGTTTCCGCTGCTGCTTGACCAGGTGCGCAACACTCCGGAGATTTGGCCGGATGGTCCAGCGTTCGCGGGTTGGGCTTTGTGGGGCAAACAATGATTTCTGAATTGGTGTTCCATCGCGAGGGTTGCGAGTGGTGGGTCTGTGAGGTGCCGAGTCTGCCGGGTTGTGCTGCTCGCTCGGTGGATCGCGCCATAGCTGCAAGGGCGTCGCGGGTTCTTGCGCTTCGTGTGCTCGCTGATCGGCTGGAAAATGGCGAACTAATACCGGAGGCGTTTATACCTACGGTTTACGCGGGCGCTTTGGGGCCGGCGTTGGATGGTGACTCGGGTACTCGTCCGGTGAAAGGGGCTTAACAACGTGCGAATTGAGATTTTGCTTCCTCGGGATCGGAACCGCTACGGCGATTTGTCGCTAATCTCGGAACCGGATAAGGGTGTGAAGCTTCCGGAGCAACGCTTGCTCCATTTTCCTTGCTTCGGCAAAGCGGACAATCAAGGCGCGGCCGATCATGGGAACCCTACGCGGGATCCGCTGAAACCGTTCGGTGATACTCCGCTTGGCGATTATGTCGGAACGGTGGTCCGCTTCGCGGATGGTCAGATTAAAGACCATGACACGTTGCGAAAATACGGTCCCTACGGCTATATCGTCTTAACGGCGGTCGCCGGCGACGCGCTCAAGGCTCAGGACGCCGGCCGGTTCGGGCTGCTGATTCACGGCGGGGATCCGGGCTTGAATGGAATTCTCCGGCCTACGTTCGGGTGCATTCGCCTGGCTAACGCTCATATTGCCGGCTTGCTCGGATACTGTCGAGCGGGTGAGCATTTGCGCGTTTCGATGCGTGAGGCGGCGTGAGGGCTGCTCTCTATGTTCGCGTAAGCACTTCGGACGGCCGGCAACACTTGGAAAATCAGACGGCGGAGCTGGCGGAGTTCGCGGCTCGGCAGGGCTGGCAGGTGGTCAAGACCTATAGCGACGAGCTTTCCGGCCGGCGCGGATCGGCGGGCCGGGCCGGTTTAGAGTCGTTGCTTCGGGATTCCCATAAGGGCGCGTTTGATGTGGTCCTGGTCTCGGCGCTGGATCGGCTCACGCGTGAGGGGATCAAAACGGCGCTGCATTACATTTCGGAGCTACGGCGGGCCGGCGTCGATTTTCGCTCGATTCGTGAACCCTTCCTACAAACGGTCGGGCCGATGGGCGATTTGTTGGTGAGCATGTTCGCCTGGTTCGCGTCGTATGAAACTACGGCGCTCCGGGCGCGGATCCGGAGCGGGTTAGATCGGGCTCGGCTTGAGGGAAAGAAGTTCGGCCGGCCTCGGGTGGTGATCGATCGCGCGGCGGTGATTAAGCTCGCGGAAAGTGGGGCGTCAATCCGCAAGATTGCGGCGGAGCTCGGCGTTGCGCGGTCAACGGTTCAGCGGATAATTTCAGGGGGTGGTGGTGATGGCAAGCTTTGAAGAATCGGACGTGTGTACCTGCGGGCATACGTTCATGGAACATGACGGCGGGGGCGAGTGCCTGGCGCAAGAGAATGACGACGACGACGCGGATTTTTGCGATTGCGCCTCGTTTGAATTCGATCAAGAGGCGACGGACGCGGCCGGCGATGAGGATTCCGACGACGACGAGGATTCCGACGAGGAGGATTTCGACGACGAGGATTCCGACGACGACGACGACGAGGATTCCGACGAGGAGGATTTCGAGTGAGCAAAGCGGGCCGGTTGATTGATTCCTTGGTTCGGCCGGTGGCGGTCGCGGCGCGGCCGTCCGGTACGCCGGAACCTCGGGCGGATGGGTTGCCGTGGGAACAGTGGGCGTCCCTGTGGGTGGTGATTGTGCCTCAGTGTGCTAGCCGATTTCCAGCGGGGGGCGCTGGCCGTTCTGATATTGGCGTCGTGATGTTCGGCGAGTATAGCGGGCGAGCTCTAATCCGGCCTGGTTCGCGTTTGCGAGTTCAGGAGGCGGTCGAGCAATGCGACGTAAAGGTAATGAAGGCTCTGGAGGCTGAAGCTCTGCGGCCGTGGTCGGGCGCTCTGTGAAGGTCGAGGTATCGCGGCTTGGCCTGGCGGTGGTGCATCGGGTCGAGGTCTTCAGACATCCGGATAACCTGCATTCGGTCTGGATCGACACTCCGCAGATTCGCCGGCCGGTTTGCGCGTTCGGTTGCTCGGCGGATCCGGCTCACCATTTCGGGGTGTCGCTCTGGGTCGACGTGTTCCGTGGGGCGCACGTTGCCGAATCTCCTACGCGGGTTGAGCTCATTCCGGAAACGGCCGGCGAATCGGAATCAATCCAGCAGGGGTTTTTTGAGCTCGACGCCTGGCGGCGCTTCGGGCTCCTGCTGGTGACAATTCCTCTACAGGTGGTCGAGCGGCGGCGGTACGTGTGCGGGTGGGATAATCCGGCGTTGCAGAGTACGGATTATCTGATAGAGCGGGATCTGAGCGGGCGGGGGGTTGAGCTGTGAAGTTGGTTCCGTTGTGGGCGCTGCCTGATGTGGTCTCGGTTGCAATTGTGTTTGTTCTGGGGCTGCTGCTTTCTTCGCAGCTCTTTACCTTTTCGGTGCGCGTCAACGCCGGCGTCATGGGGGCCTGTGTGGTGGCGGTCGTCTGGGCGCTGGCCTCGATGTGTGCGCGTTGGCTCTGCCGGCGTCGACTCTCGCGGTACTAAATTCCATGATTCCGCATTGGTCGGTTTCCTCTCGCGGCCGGGTTGCTATCGGTTGTCCTGCCTGCGGCGTCCGTGCGCGGCTTGGATCGCATGAGGCGCGGGCGCTTTATGATGGCGTTTGCTCCACTTGCAAGCATCGGCAGATGATTCTCGACGCGTTTGCAAAGTCCGTTTATGGTTCGGCGTCGCCGGCTCCGGCTGTGGGCCTGGTGGTTCCTGTGTTGGCCTACGATGTTCTGATCTTTCGGGCGACGCCGGCGCTATGTCGGATCCACGATAGGCGCGGGTCGACGCTTTACAGTCCCTTCCGCGAGCCGTGATCCGGATACACTGGATCGCATGAAACAGTTTCCTTTTCTTGTGGTGGCTCTCCTCGGTTTGTGCGGCTGCATTCATGCGCAAACCGGCAATGTGGGTGTGAAGGGGCCAAAAAATACGGCCTCCGTCAATATCACGGTGATACCGGCTCCAACGGTGTCGCTTGCCTGCGTTCCTTTGGAAGTATTCGAGGGGGATCCGGTCGTCTGTACGGTGACGGTGGATAAAGCGGCTCCGGCTCCGAACGGATATAAGTTTCCGCTGATTAACGGCGGCGTCGCCGAACGGCTCGCGGATGCGGTCGTGATTCCTGCCGGCGCGACGACGGCGACGTTTTCCTTTACTGCGGTGATTCCGGATCCGGCAAAGCTGCCTGTTGCGTGGCGTCCGCTGCCGATGGTCATGCACCCTACGGCGCTCGGGATCTCGTCGGCTCTCTACAATCAGTTCTTGCCGAATACGCGGTTTATTTCGCTGTTTTACTATCGCTTCCTGTGAGCTCCGCGAGCTGCTCGCCGGCGATGGCGTTTCCTTGGTTCTCTGAGTCGGCCGTTTTGACGGCCGGCTTTTTTTTGCTCGGTACGTCGTTCATGATGCCGTGGCCTGCGTTGGGGTGGTGCTCTTTCCATTCCTCGGCGGTGTGCATTCTTTTTTGCTCACAGGCTTGGCAGGTGGGATCGGGCATAGGTTGGGGTCTCCTTGTAGTAACGGGCGGTTCTGGTCTTTCCTGGCGGCTCTGGTGTCCGCGTGGTGGGCCTTGTCGTGTTGCAGGTGGCACCATTGGCACAGGGCTTTCAAGTTCTCGGGCCGGTCGTCTCCTGAAACGTGGTTAAGATGCGCGATGCAAAGCACAATTTTTATGTGCCTGAATCCGTCCTCTGCGATGTCGAACGCGTTGTAACGCTCGCGCTTTCCTCGGCTGTTGTGGGCGGCTCCGGTTTCGAGGTCAAACCAGACTCCGCGATATTCGGGCCGGCTGTTGCGGTACACGATGGCGTGATTTGGCGCTTTGCACTGCTCGCATTTGTCGCCGGCGCGTTTTAGGATCGCCGGCCGCGTGACGGCGTGCCATTCGCGGCCGTAGTGCTGGCGGAGGTCGGGTCGGATCGGCATTAGTCCGTAAACCTCTCGCGGTATGTGTTGCCGGGCGTAAACGTGAATTGCCACCATTGCCGGCCGAATTCGAGGGCGACGGTAAACCGGCTTTCAACGTAGAACGGCCAACGGTGCATATTGGGGCGCTCGCGCTCTGCGTCTTCTGCGTCCTCGGGCGCGGGGCTTGCGTATTCGATCAATTGAAGCTTAAGCTCGCTATCGATTTCCGGAAACAGACTCTCGCTCCATCCGGGAATGGGCGCGTTGTTCGCGGTGGTGGTGGTTACGATGCGGGGCTCTCGGGTTGGTAGGTAGAACGCGGGTTGCGCTAAAAGGATTTTGCCGGCTCGGGTGAGTTCGACGCCGTAGGAATCAAAAAAGGCGACGGTATCGGCGAGTAGGTTTTCTCCGGCGAGTGTGATGGTCAGATTCATAGTCGGATGCACCATTCTGGCCGGCTCTCGCTTACGTGGCCGGGGAAACTGCCTACGATGCGCACTGACGTTACGCTCGCGGCGGTCATGGGGTTATGGTCGGGGGCCGGCGCGGATCTCGCCCACTGCTCGGCAAGGTGGCAGGCGTCGGAGCTGCGGTCGGAAACGATGGAAACTCGGAAGCGGGCGGCGGCGTGCGGGTTCTCGGCGGTGGTGGTGAGGGCTTCGGCTTCGTCTCGCGTGATCGAACGGTATTCGATGCAAACCTCTACGATCCATTGTTCCCCTTTGGTGTGTTGGCTCATAGGATTTCGTTTTTCTTCAATGGCGTCCGCAGCAGACTTAGGAGGGTAATTTCTAGGGCTTGGCGGCGGGCGGTTCCGATGGTCTGTTGGTATTGCTTGCGGAGTGGGCGTAGTCTTTCGAGCAACTCGGCGTTCGGTGTGGTTTCTTTCGTGTGGCGTTTTGATGCCTCGGCGAGTGTCTCGGCGGTGCTGGTTGCAAGCTGCCATTTGATAACGGCGTCGGTATCGTGCCATTTTTCGATGTAGACGGCGGATGTGGCTTGGATGCTGGTTCCGCCTTTTGCGGTCGGAATCTCGTAGACGGCTCCGGGGCGCAAAATTCGCGTGTTCTTGTTTACTTCATAGCATCGTGTTTCGCCGGCATCTTCAACGGGTGCGAGCATAACGCGGAGGTCGTTTCCGTCGAAGTCTCGGCCGTGGCAGACATAGCGGCGTGGCTCGAATTCTTGGTTGGTCGCGGTCATGCTGTCGCCTCCTGTGCGGCTTCGGCCGGCGCGGTGGTCAGTAGCAGGGCGAGTATTGACGCGTTGAAATTGGCGGCGGTGTCGTCTCCCTGCGGCTCGACGCCGGATCCTTCGCAGCGGCGGCAAGAGACAATCATGCGGGGGAATCTCTCGCGGCTGAAAATCTCGCGGTTTCCGTTGCAGAGTAGGCAAGTCATGCGGCTGTGCTCCTGGTCAAACGTAAGGCGGCTAGAAACATCGGTTTGAATTCCTGCGGTGCTTCCTTGGTTGCTGCTGCGGTCGCTGTGGTCGCGGTCGGTTTCCGCGTGCCTAGGTTCATGAGGGCGGATATAACTTCGCGTTCGGTTTCGGTCCAGCGGGGCGCGGCGCTCGGGGCGGCGGGGGCCGTGGGCCTCTCGACGGGTCGCCGGCGCGTCTGGGGGCGGCTCTGCGCTGCTGCCGGCGTCGCCTGGGCGTTCCGGTCGAGCTTCGCGAATAGCAGGCTAAGGCGGCGAGCTCCGATGAGTCGGCCGGCAATCGCGACGAGGGCGAGGGCGAGGGCGAAACCGATTCCGACGAACGCGGCGGGCCGGGCTGCGGCTCCGACGATGACGGCGGTTATGGTGGCGGCTCCGGCCGCAAACGAATACAGATTACGCAGCATATTCCGGCGCTCCTTGCTTGCGGAGATACGCGCTCCATCCTGCGGAACGGGCTTCATAGGCGTTGTCTGCGGATCCGTGCCAGTAGAACTTTCCGAAATGAAACTCCCAATGGTCACGGCCGCACTTGTAAACCCACGCGTCGGAAACCTTGATTTCCGGATCGTGCTTTCTAACGTCGGCAATCACTTGCTGCAAAACGAACCGGGTAAGCGATGTGTTGTGAGCGTTCATGGCCTATGCAACCTCCTGTTTCTCGATCCACCAAACTTTAGGAACGCCGGCCGCAATCTGCTCTTTGCTGCGGCGCTGCTGTCCGCAACGGGCCTGAAACACGATGAAGTGTCTATAGGGGTCGTTCGGATTCCTGCGGGCGGCGTCGGTTACGGTTACATGACTCGGGCAAGAATAAAACGTGTAGGTCGGGTTCGCGGCGACAATCTGCCGGCCGATTTTGACGGCTTCTTTTCGCTCGACGATTTGACGGTTGTTAGCGGGGGTCTGCATGTCCCATTATGCGGCGTTTTGGGTCATTTTCCGCCGTATTTCGGGCCTTAAATCGGGCCTTAGATCGTGATAGTTTCGCCGTTCGCGGGCCTTAGTTCTATCGCGGATTTCGCGTAGTGTAAGTGCGGCGTGTGGGCGGGAATTTGAACGGGTGAAACCTGCGTGATTCGCGTTCCGGGTACATAGAAGCGGATCCACTCGACGCGAAACCGGTGGGTCTGACTGAAGACAAAAATAAATTGCAGGGCGGCGAGAATTCGGCGTAGCAGGCCGAAACGTGGGTGTGCAATCTCGATTAGGATGCTCTCGGAGTCGCGACTACAAGCGCCATAGATGGGTTTGGATACTATGATGCTGCCGGCTGTGCGGGTGGCGGGGTTGTAATATCCGATGCTGTGGATACGCCGGCGCTTCCAGACTCGGCGGGCTCGGCGGCGGCGGGGGCGAATAGCGTGGTGGCTCTCGGCGTCTCTCTCCATATCTTTCGGGGCTCCTTCGGCGGCGGCTGTTTCTCGGCGGCGTACCATTCCCAAAATTCGCGGATGTGGCGGGCGCGGTAAGCCTGCTGTACCGGAGTGCGGTTCGGTAGTCTCTGGATGCGTTTCAATTTGTCGCCGGCGTTCTTGAGGCGCATCAGTCGGGCGTGCTCGGCTTGCCTGGGCGTCATAGCAATACGGCCGTGTGTTTCTTCGTCGGGATGTCCGCGATACTCGTTTGTCCGCTCGGGTGCCATTTGATCTCAAACGGGCCGCTACCGTACACGGTCATTTCCTCAATGGTCGGTCGGGCGTCGCGCGGATCGCCGTTCACAAGCTTATAGACCTGCATTTCGTCGTCCGCGTTTGCGGTAAGCCATTCCTTAAGCTTTCCCACTGTCATCGTTGAACCTCGAAACTGGTTTTCCATTCCGGGCGTCCGCTAAGGCGTTTCCAGCGGGCCGGGCCGGTCGGGGTGGTCCGTAGTGTGAACCGGTCGAGCTCTAGAACGTCGGTGGGCTCGCCTCGGTGTTCTAGGCTCTGGTAGGTGATGGCTCCGGGTTCGATGATCGCGTGAGCTCCTACGGATTTTCTTTGCTCGATGTCTGCCGGCGTTCTTCCTTGGGTGTCCATTACTCCACTTGCATAAAAGTCGAGCTCGGCGGGCACGTTGTTCCGGTTCTTTATCACTACCGAAATGTGGCTTGGCTTTTCAAGCTTCAGCCATCCGCGCGGGGTCTCCATGTATCCGGTTTCGAGTATCAGGGTTCCGGCGCAATTCGGGTTCATAACGAAACCGTCGCAAACGCCGATATTGCTTTGTCCGATGATGCGGCCGGCCGGCTTGCTGGCGGTAACGATGGTCTGTTGAAAGTGAAACTCGATCCATAGCAGGCTCGCCCAATCGCGATACCGGCCGAATCCGTAGGCGAAGCGGCCGGCGTGAATCCAGTACGACTCAAAAACGGCAATCTGCGCTCCGTCTGTCGGGCGGGCTGGAAACCGCAAACCGCGCTCCTCGTCGTCGTCGGTGTCTGCGTAGTTGCAGTGCTCAAAGGTGATTCCGGCCAGGCGCACGGCCAGGCGGCGTTTTCTGCCTCGGTCGTCTCTTTCCACTCGGACGGTCGCGGCGATGATCGCCAGGCCGACGAAAACGAGGGCGAGCGATGTAAGTGTGTTCGGGTTCATGGGGGTGTGTGTAGTGTCCCAAAAACAGGGTGGCGACGCAATCGATTTTTGACCCTTGGGCGGATGTTTTCGCGCAACCGTTTGCGCAACCGGTTGCGCAAACTCCAAGCGCAACCAACTGCGCGGAAACGCGCAACCAGTCGCGCATTGTATCTCTATTACATTCTGTAAACTCTCTTTGGCAGCAGCAGCATAGCGGGGTGGGTCGGTGGCTGCTGCTGCTGCTCCTTTTCTTCGCCCCTACAACCAGGTGGCACGGCCGAAAAAACAAATCTGCGGAATGGGGGTGTGTTTTCGGTGGGGATTTACACCGGGCGAAATTTATGCGAATATGCTGGCGGGTCCAGGGTTTAGTGCGACGGTGCTAGATCCGTTTTGCGGGTGGGGGTGGCTCGATTCGCCTCAGGCTCCCTCACTCGCAGAACACTCCTAGAAAATTGAGGCGAAAATGATTCAACTTCCGGCGTTCCGGATTGGCGGCGGGTGCTGCTGGTGAGCTCCTCCGCGATCTTCGTTCCTAAGGTAACTCGCGGGTATGCCGAGATACCGAATTCTCTGATTGAAAACCAGGCTCTATTGACGCGGGCGGAGTTAGCCTTAGCGTTGATCGTCCTGCGACGTGGAAACCGGCCGGTCTCCGATGCGAACTGGCAGGCATGGACGGGGCTTAAACCTCGGATGAAAGAAGCGGCTGCGGCCGGCCTTCGCGCCAAGTGCCTGAAAATCGACGGTCGCGGCGATTCGGCGCAATACGCGTTTGACTTCCAGACGTGGGAATCATTCGTGAAAACCTCGGATCGGGCGGAGAAACCCAGAACGGTCGGGCGTGCCGTGGATCCGAAACCAGGGGCCAAAATCCATCAGGCGTGCCGTGATAACGGGTGCCAGATGCTATGTGATGCCTCCCAAAAGTGCGAAACTCCTGCATTTGCAACACCGAATGCGCAACGCGTTGCGCAAATCGATAAAGCTCCCTCCTTCGCCACTCCTTCGCCAAAATCCACGGTAAAATCGGAAAGTCCTTCCATTGCAACACCGAATGCGCAACGCGTTGCGCGAAATGTCGCGGAATCCGATTTTCCGCTCACGATGGCGTCGGTACGTGAGGCGTATCCGCTGGTGGGCGTTGATTTCCTTGGCCGGCTGGTCGAGCGTGTATCGGGTCCGCATGGCGTCGTGACGGATGCGGAGTTGTGCAAGGCGGTCGGTATGGCGTGGGCGGCGAATCATCGCAAGCAAAAAAGCGAGGGCCTGTTTCTGCTCACGGTTCCCGAAGCTTTAGCCGTGCTGCGGTCGAGCGGCTCGAAGCAGAAAACGGCGGCATGGCAGGCGGAGGGGGCGCACGTATTTGCGGAACGTCGGGCGCTGCTCGATGGGATGCAATCGCGGCTCTCTGAATTGGGCGCTCCGTTTGCGGATGTCTCGCGACGCGTTCGCGAATTCGGCTCACAGGTGGCGGAGGATTGGTCGGCCTCTGAATTCGCCGATGGTGTCGAGGATCTCGAAAGCGAAATAGCCAAGGTCGGCGCGGCGGCGCTCGCGGATTCGGAACGCGTGTCGCTCGATATGCAAATCATGGCGGATCTGCACCAGTATCGGGCGCGTATGTCGGCTCCGCAGTTTGCCGAACTCAAGGCGCAATCATTCCGGCGTGCGGTGCTTCAGCGGTACGGGATGGCGCGGTGATGGCGGGCGCTTCAGTCGGTCGTCAGTTCGTAGAACCGCAGTCCAGCGGCGGCGGCGTAGTCTGCGCTCGGCAACCAAATCTCCGGAACCTCGGGCGGTACGTTGGCGCGGAATTCGGTGTAGGTTCGCTCTGCGGTGATGTGGAACGGATGAACTACGACGGCCGATTGCAAACGGCCGTCGTGATCGCGGTAGGGGCAAACGAAACGCTCGATAATATCGCCGATCTTCATGGGGCCGGCGAAACATCCAACGAATACGCGTCCGCTGTTCAGGTGCTCGACCATGAACGCTTGGGCGCGTTGAACCTGCTCGGGGGTGGTCACTGTTCCGTTTCTCCGGGCGCTAAGAAAACCTTGTGTACGAATTCGGCGACGGCGCGTTTTGGATCGGTCGCGGCCTTCCTTGCTTCCATCTCGGCCGTGATCCGTTCGCGTCGACGTTTGACGGCGCGGCGTACAATCTCGATTCCCTCGGGCGTGAGCTCGCGGCGCTCGACTAAATCGCGTTCGTCGATGATCTTCTCAACGTCGGCAATCGTGAGACCTTGCGCCATGATGGTGAGCTGGCGCTTAACTTCGGCCTCGATGAATCGCGGCAATGTCTCTCTGAGCTTTCCGAATCCGGCGCGGTTGTTGTTGAAGTCTCTCCGACATTTCGTTTTGCAAAATCTCTGCGGGCTTCCGCCTTTGCTCTTGTCTGCGAGCTTGAAAAAATTGCCGCAGTTATCGCACCGTTTTCGCTTCTGCGGCGTGCTCTCGGATTCGGCTGTGGGGGCTTTGGGTTTGCGGGGGGATGTCGCCATACCTGACAGTGTATAACACAGCGTCTAACGCTGCTCTACGCAACGCTAGACGCTGGCTATTTTGTCAGTTTTGGACGGTCGAAACGGCCGATTCGGGTTCCTCATCGGTCAAACTAGGGTAGCGGTCGACTTCTTCGAGTACGTCGCGCATAACGCGCATTGTCTCTTTCATCGCCTCGGCGAGCTCCGACAATTCGGAACTGAACGCAGTTGCGAATTCTTCGTGCTGCTTCAATACGCGGTCGAACGTCTCTTGCACGCGGGCGTCGATGCGCTCATTCGTCACTCGCAGCGCAATCGAATTCTGGTGAACCCTCCATCGCTGATAGTCGCGCTGCTGGTTCACTCCTTCGTCGGTGGTTTGGAAAATCGCGAGTGCGAGCATTCCCGCATACTCGGCTCCAAGCATTCGGGCCTGCTTGATGTCGCCGGGGTGCTTCGCTTCGATGTGCTGAATAAGCGTCGCCATATAAAGCTTGTCGCGGCGCTTCGGGTCTTCTCCGACTATCAGGCGTCCGCCTCCGAGTCCCTCGGCCGGGCCGTAGAAAACCTCTCCGCATACCTTACAGGTGGCGGGTACGAGAATTCTTTGCGCCATGTTTTTAGAACGTCCTCACATTCGGAGTAACGGCCGGCGTCGCGGGTGGTGTGGTGTCGTCGTCGTCATCTTCGCCGGCGTTCGGGCTCTCTTCATCGCTCTTGAATTCTTCGATGAACGCGGCGACTTTGTCGCGGGGCGTGAGCTTCGCGAGCAGCTCGCGGATTATGTTGTCGGGCGCTTCCTTCTTGCGTAGGTCGAGAACGCCTAACAGAGTTTCGGTGTGCATCGCTTTGAGCGTTCGCCAAGTGGCTGCGCCATATTCATCGCAAAGCCAATCTCGGAAGTCCATTCCGGTTAGTCCGCGCTGGAACTGGTCGACGAGCTGCGGCACGATGGTATCGAACATGTGTCCGTATTGGTTGTTAATCAAACCAATCATAGTTTCGGGGTTCTCCTCGGGTTGGCTCTGCGCGTCGCCGGCCGGCGTCGCGGTGTTGGGGTTGGCGGTCGCCGGCGTCGCCGTGGCTGGAATGGCGGGCCGGGTGGGGGGCGTCCTGGTCATGGCGGATACGACGAGGGGTAACGCGTCGATGGCCTTCGATCCTAATTCCTGAATCCAGTTGGATTCGGCGGCGGGCGCGGCGGGGGCGTTCCGGAAGAAACCGGTTAGACCTTTGAGAAGCTGTAACTCTTCGAGCTTGTCTTTTAATCCGCCTCCGTTCTGCTGCTTCAGCATCAGCTCGCGAGCAAATTTCCGCTCCTCGGCGGCTTCGTTGCGGGCGTGCTTCAGTTCGTCGAGTAGCATCGTTGTCGCCGGATCCGGGCCGGCCGGCGCTGCGGCGGGCCGGTTGGTGATGGCGGTTATTAGCGCGGTTACAAGCGTTCCGACGAGGGCGTTTGTGTCGCCTCCGCCTTTCTGGTTCTCGCGCATCTGTTCAATAGCGAATCGGGCAATACTGATCGATTCGTCTGGGGTGGCGTCGGGGCGGAGCTCCTTCACTGCCGAAACTGCGGCCTGAAACATCGCGGTCGCGTCGCCTCCGGCTCCGTTGTTTCCTTGCGGCTGTCCGGTCATCTGCTCGGCCTCCATGATTCGTTTCGCCCATTCCCAATCTTTGTTACGCGGATCGTCAATCCAATCTCCTAAGGGGATCTTCGGCGGGAACTTCGGATTGAAGATCCGGAAAAACTTCTCTCGCACTTTCTTGTATTGCTGCGGCCGGGGGGCGCTCGGGTCGTAGCGAATCAGAATCAACTTATAGCCTCCGCTGCCGTGGCGGAGCATGATGTCGTTTTGGTCGACGGGCTCGGATATCTTCTCGATGTTGTTGTGTTGGCCTGCGGTCTGCTTGCGGTCGATGAGGGGCGCGGTTCGATAGAGGTACATGAATAGCCGCTCTGTCCATTCCTCGGGGTCGACGCGCTTAAGATTCAGAAAAAAGTCGTCGTCTTGCTCGGCGTCGCCGGATTCGCCTTCGGGCTTCGCTCGTGGGCTCCTCGGCCGGCCTCCTTTGTTCTTTGCCGGCTCTTTTTTCGGTTCTGCCATGTGGATCGCGGCGGTTTCAGGCTCGAAACCTCGCGTTTCAATCTCGCTGGTTGCCATCTATCGGACTCCTTCGCGGGTGTTTCCCGGTTTCGGTGTAAGACTAACTTAAGTAACAGAGTTGTCGCAATCGCGTCGATGGTGCGCTAGGGTTGAGCCTCATTCGCAATGAGGATCTTTCGCCTACGGCTCTCCGGGTGTCTTCGCGGGCTATCGTCTGCTCGTCGGCGTAGATCCTCATTGCTCATGCTTTCGGCCGGCCGTATTGGGGGGCGCAAATAGTGAGCTTTGATCCGTTGGGCGGCGATCTCGATTCCGGATGCTACGGTGAACGCGGATCCTATGAGGGCCGGCCGTCGCCTTCCTTGGTTGTGCGTCCTGCCGGCGCGGGCGCTCCGGCCGCAGCTCGGGCGGCTTCGCCTGGCGCGGGCGACGCCGGCGTGGTGAAAGAAAAGATTTCGGCTTCGTCAGACTCCGATACGTCGACGCGTCAAACGGTCGCTAAGATGTGCGAATACATCCGGGCCGGCGTCGATGATGACGTGGTGAGGCAATGGGCGGCGAAAGCTGTTCACGTTTTCGCGGGTCCGAACCCTGACCCTCGCATGGTTGTCTGGGCGGTCTTCTGGATGCTAAAGCATTCGGTCAAGTACGTTCACGACGAACCGCGCCTGTTTCGGATCGGCGAACCTGGTGCGCTCGATCTCCTGATTGCTCCGGCCGTGCTGGTGCGCGAACCGGAACCGAAAGAAGATTGCGACGGGTTCACGATGCTGGCGTGTGCGCTGCTTCGCATCCTCGGCTTGCGTGCCTACATTGTGACGGTCGCGGCGGATCCGTCGGACCCTCGGCGCTGGTCGCATGTGTTCGCGGTCGCGCAGCTCCCTGACGGCTTGCTCGTTCCGGTCGACGGATCGCACGGTGAATATCCGGGCTGGATGGTTCCGGCGTCGCACACGTTTCGCCGGCAGGCTTGGAACCTCGACGGCCGGCCGGTCGAGCTCTCCTTTGCTCCCTCGGCAATGCACGGCTATCGCCGGCGTTCCGGTCTCTCGGGTTGCTACGTCGGGATGATCGATGAGGCGACGGGCGACACGGTCGCGAGCTGCGGCGATGGCGGCGGCGGTGGCGGGAGTGATTCGCAGTCGATTTCATTTCCGTTCGTGACGGGCGGCGGCGGTGGCGGCGGCGCGATTTCCAAACCGATCGATTGGGGCTCGATCTTCTCTAACGCGATTTCGACGGCCGGCAAAGTGGCGCAAACGGCTTTCCTTCCGTCTGGTGTGACGACGCGCCTGGCGAACGGTCAAATCGTTTCTAACACCGGCGCGTATGGTGCGCAGTATCTTTCCCCGTCTCCAACTTCTTCGCTCCTGCCGATTCTCGGCATTGGGTTAGCGGTCGTGCTGGTGATGGCGGTATCGGGGCGCAAATCTTGAATGTACGTCCGTCCCTATGGCGTTCCGGCCTTCTCTTCCTCCTCGCGCTATCGCCTGGCCGGGTTGGGGGCGACTCCTACAAATACGCAGATTGCGCTCGGGGTGACTTCGGGCGCGACGCTCGGCGTTACTACTGCGATTTCGACGGGCTCGAAAGTGGCGGGCGGCGTGGCTGGAGCCTTGGCGGTGGTCGCGCCATTTACGGGGCCTGCGGCTCCGTTCATTGCGGCGGCGGCGGGGCTGATCGCGGTATTAACACCGGTTTTCAATCGTGGGTGTGGTCCTACCTGCACGCAAGCAACTGCGATAGCGAATCAGGCGGCGGATGCTTTGGTAGAGGTCGAGCGGCGTTATTGGGCGCAACCGGTTCGCACCGAAGCATCGCGCCTGGCGGCGCTCGGGCTGATAGACGACGTAATCGCCCAATTGCAGCGCATGTGCGGCAATCCAGCTCTAGGCGACGCCGGCCGGCGCTGTATTTCGGAACGAATCGTGCGCGGCGGATCGGCTCCGTGGTGTCCCACCGGAACGGGCTGCGATTGGTTTACGGTGCATCGGGATCCAATCGCAAACGATACGGGTGTGGTGGGCGATGGCGGCGGCTCAACGGTTCTCTCCTCGGTGGGGATCGATCCGACGACTACGGTTTTCGGCATGCCGCTTTCGCAGTTAGTGATTCCGGCCGGCTTGGTGGGCCTGGCTCTGGCGATGGGGGACGACTAGCGTGTATCTGAGCCTCAACGGTCCATTCGTTCAATCCGCTGTCGGTCGCCGTGGCGTCGGTCCTATGCTCGCGGTTCCCTTTCCTCCGGCTCCGAATCCTCGGCGGCTGGTGCGCAGCTCGGCGCGTGGCCTTCGCGGTCTTGGTGACTGCTCGCCGAACGATACCGCCTGTGTGATGGCTTCGTTTGAAGCAAGCGTGCAACGCAATGCGGCCATAGAGACGGAACAAAACCGGATCAAGCGGGCGAATTGCATGATGGATTTCAACCGGACGCCGGATAGCTGCACGCGGCAATATCCGGACGTTACGGCGCAAATGCTCTGGAATGGTCAAGACCCTGCGACGCCTCAGAGCATGAGCGGCGGCGCGATGCCGTACGCTCCGATTACTCCTTACATCAACCAGAATGTTTACACGCCGGAAACGCTGCCGGCTCCGACTCCGTTTACTCCGAATCCGAACTATATTCCGCCGTCTCCGCCTCCTCCTGCGGGCTCGGCGCTCGGGGTTTCGATTGAGAACGTATCGCGGCCTGGTCAAACGTCCTCGTTTCAGGTTGGCGACGATTGGCGCGTGACGGTGCGCGGCCCGGCGAATTCTCCGGTTACTGCTTCGAGCGTGCAAAACGGGGCCTCTAATCCGGCTTCTTCCTTCGGTTCGACGGATTCGAGCGGGGTTCGCGTGCTCACCGGCCGCATGTCGGCCGATACGGTCGGATCGTGGCTTGAAAACTGGTATGTCGGCGGAAAGTCGGCCGGCTCGCTTACTTTCAAAGTGGCTGCGACGCCTGGCGGCGGCAACACTGGCGGCGGCGCGGGATCCGGATCCGACGCCGGCTCCGGCTCCGGCTCCGACTCCTTATCCGATCTGTTTACGAAACAGGTTGGAATTCCCTTTACTTCGGTGGGGGCTCCGGTCTGGATGCTTGCGGCTGCGGGTATCGGCGCGTTGGTGATTCTTCCTAATCTGCTGCGGGGTGGTCGATGAGTAGCAACTTAATCAAGTACGGTTTGTTAGCGGGCGCGGGTTATTTCCTGTACTCGAAGTTTGTTGCAGCTCCGGCCGGCGCGATACCGGGCGCGACGGCGACGCCGGCGACGTGTCCAACGGATACGAAAACGTGTCCGGACGGCTCGACGCTTCACCGAACCGGCGCGACGTGCGATTTTGCGGCTTGTCCGGATCCGGCCTACAAGTACGTGCCTCCGACGACGGAGGCGGCGCTTATCAAAGCGGCCGGCGCGTCGACGGCGACGGCTGACGTGTGGAATTTCTACTACGGCCGGCTTCCTGGCAAAACCGCGCTGGTCGAGGGCTTCGACGCGGTGTTTTTCCCGAACGGGCGGCCTCCGGATGTGAACGATACTCCGAAAATGTCGGCGGCGGCTTTCCTTGCTGGCCTGGCAACTAAAGGGCTCTCCGGTCTCGGCCGTGCGTTTCCGTCGACGATTACCGTTCCTGCGGCGGCGGCGATTTTACGCGCTCGCGCAAAGCAGGGCGTCAAGTTGAATTACCTGCCGGCCGGAACCTCGATGCTCACGCGGGGGGCGCGGTAGTCGTGTATCTCTCTTCCACTCGTCGGGGCTTCGGTGACACGGTGACGATTCCGTTTCCCTATTCGACGAAATGCGTGGTTGGCGGGATTGATCCGCTTACCGGCGACACTATCGCCGGCTGTGGAAACGAAACAGGTGGCGGCGGCGCTGGTGTTCCGGTCTGTGCGCTCGGGGAACGCATCTCCGGCTTTTGCGTGTGTCCCACCGGCTACGGGTTGAATCCGGACACGTTGAAATGCGAGCGGCCTGGCGCGGGCGGCGTCGGTGTTGATAACGCCTGGTTGTACGCCGGCCTTGTGATCGGCGGTCTATTTCTCGCGGGCTCGGTGCTTCGATGAAACTTCAGGCGAAACCGCAGACACTTCGTAACGCGGATCCGGCCGGCCGGGTCGACGTAGCGTTTCTGCGCGGTGCGGAAGCTTTGGCTCGAAAGCTCGGCGGGGGCCGGGCGTGGGATCTCGGCTTAGGGGATGTGGCGGAGGTCGTTGTAGAGAATATGGGCCTCCCTCGGGAACCTCTAACGGCCGTCGATGTGGCGCGGCGGCTTGGCCTGGTTCCGGATCGCAAACCCCAACGTCGCAAGCAGGCGGCGGCGGTCGACGACGAGGGGGGCCGCTAAGTGGGTTACATGCGGGCGGGTGGTCTCGGGGATGCGCGGCCGTTGGTGTCGGATAAGAATTCTATCCGCGTCGATGCGTGGTATTGCAATCCGTGGAACCCTGCGGCGCTGCCGTTTTTCAATACTCCGCTGTGCGTTCCTACGGAAGCGGATATTGAGGCGTGGCAGAAGCAGCAGCTCGCGACGACTCGGCAAACGCCGGCGAATCAGCAAACGGCTGTTGACCTGGCGAATGCGGCGATGGCGGCGGATCGCGAGCAGGAACCGGGCATGTATGCGCAGCTCGATTCAGTCGCGCAAAGTCCCTGGCTCTCGCAAATCTTTTCTCCGGGCGTGGTCGCGTCGACGGGCGGGCCTAGCGGGATCGGCGTTATGGTTCTGCTGGCTTCGGTCGCGGTGATTGGCTTGGGTTCGTTCTTTGGAAAGGGGCGGCGGTAAGAAATGGCTTATATGTCGACGCGGCCGGCTGGTCTCGGTGAATATGACGCGGTGAAACCGTGGACGTGGATGTACTACCCTCCGCCTTACGCGTTCGCGGATCCGCGACGCCTTAAGGCTCCGGCGAACTTCCTTGCTCCGGCTCGCTCGATGCGCCTGGGCGGTCGAGCTGCGGCGGGCCTGGCTGGTCTTGGATGCGCGGGGGATTGTCACTGCGGAGGAACCTGCGGCGGTCATGGCGTCGGTGACGTCTCGACGGGCCTGGATTTCTCGCCCACGTCGACAAGTCTGGTTTCGACGCTCGCGGGAAAGCTCGGCTTCACGGCTCCGGCTATTCCGAATTGGGTGATTTACGGTGGCGCGGCCGGGTTGTTTTTGATGCGGGGTCGGTAGCATCGCGATGGCGAAAAAAGCGATTAAGGCAAAGAGCAAAAAATCCGCGGCCGGGGTGCGCTCAAGAAAGAATTCCGGCGTGGCGCGTCGACGCAACGGGATCGAATCGGCGGAGCTCGCCTATCAGGAATTCCACGGCCGGCCTAGTGAACGCCGGCTAAAGATTGTCACGCCGATTCACTCGCACACGGTTCTATGGGGCCTCGGCGAGTGCGAAAAACTGGTCATCGTCTCGGCAAAGGGCAATTACCGCGTAACGGTCAAGGATTTTGCGGACGATAACGGGCCGGCTGTGTTGTCGTCGAACGAACGGCGCAACCAACTGTTTTTAGAAGGCGGCGATCAAGGCGTCAATCTCGAAGATTTCGGCATTGATCCGGAAACGGCGCACGAGTCCGAAGTCTTAGGAACGCTGCATCGGGCCTACTACTACACGATTAAAGATCACTTGCGGCCGGAGGATGGCGGCGAAGCTATCTACAACCATAAGTTCGGCGGGCGGCGCATGGTTCGGAATCCTGGTCGGCGCGGTAAGCGCAAGCATTTATCTTTCAGCGGCCGGCGTCAAGCTGTCCGCGTGAACGGGGCTCCAAAGTTCGTAAAGTCCAGTCCTCCAACGGTGATCTATGACACCGTAAACCGGCTGATTTCCTTCGCGGGCGGCGGGTACACGATTCCGGATGAGGGAATCGACGGTTAGCAGGCAGCAGCAGACACAAAACGGCAACAAAGAAAGGTTTTTGAAATGGCGAATACTCCCACTTACTACTATCCGAACGCGGCTCCGTCGACGACTCCGCCCACTGTGGCGCAGAATCGCGGAAAGTCTCTCGTCTCGGGTCGGATCGCAACGGACGGCGCAACGGCCAACGTCACGATTCAACACAATTTGAATCTGTCTCAGGCGGATCTCGACCGCGATTTTCCGCTGGTTCGCCTCGAACCTCGCGCGGCGACGTTCTACGCGCAAACGATTTTCGTTGCTTCCAAAACGGCCAACACCGTCGTTTTGACCACGGCCGGAACGGTGGCGATTACGTTCGGATTCTCGGTTGAGCGGCCTCCGACGAACGCGCGATAGCGGGCGCGTCGGCGGGTGCTTGGGTTGGGGCGGCGTCTTGAACCTCCGTCGCCTCTTTCCTTCGTAGTCGGATTTGGCTGGTTCGATTTTTTGGGAATGAAGGGAACCGATAACGATGGCTAACAGTTCACGAGAACGAATCGTTGTGAATCCGGGCCGTAAAAAGGCGCGGAAGCTCAGCGATAAGCAAATCGCTATTTTCGGTTCGCCGGCTCAGAAGGCGGCGCTCGCTCGTCGCAAGTCGGCGAAACGCGCAGCTAAGAAACACACGCCGGCATCTCGCCACGGGCGTGTGAAGAAAAACACCGGCGAGATTATTGGATTCACTCGACGCGCTCACACTGCCGGCAACCCTGGCACTCGGAAAGGACATCAGAAAATGGCTACGACGAAACGAAAGTCCAACTCTGCGGCCAAAAAAACGGCTGCTCGCAAAGTGGGACATCGAAAGAATTCTGGAGCTCGCAAGTCGCAGGCGCATCGCCGTCGCGCGGCTCGGCGACACAACACCGGGCGGGCGGGCGTCGGTGGTATCGGGGCGTTGGTGACGAACGCGGTTTTCGTCATCGCCGGCGCTCTGGGCTCGAAGCTCCTCACGCAAATGGTTCTCGGTGAGAAAAACACCGGGGCGATGGGTTACGCCGGCAACTTCGCGGCGGGCCTGGGGCTGTGGTTCCTCGCCGGCCGCGTTCTCAAGAACGCATCGGCGGCGGCGGGCGTCGCCTCCGGTACGGCCGTGCAAATCGTGCTCCGCCTCATCAACGATTACACGCCGTTCGGTCAGTACGTCGCACAGCTCGGCATGGGCGACTATCAGGCTCAGGCGTTCGTCACTCCTCAACGGCTCGTTGATCCTTTCAACAAAGCCGAAATCGACATTCCGGGCATGTGGCGGCAGCCGATGCTCCCTCCGGCCGCAGCTGCGGCGTCTGCCGGTTCTCCGGCCGGCGTCGGTAGCTACGCAAACGGAAACATCTACAACGGCCGGGACACGCTTTACTAGGGCGCACTCCTCCGGTTCGGTTGTATTCAGACGGGCATTTCAAAATTTTCAAGGTTAGGAGTTTTTTCAGATGGCTTACGATGAAAACCAGTCTCGCGGCCGCAACACCAATTCCGTAATGGGCGATTGGGTCGACCGTGGACCGTGGCAGTACTGGGATACGGTCACACTGTTGAGCGGATCGGCGCTGCAGGCGACCTACAATCCGTTCTCGGTGCCGATCGGTCAGCAGAATCCGGCGGTTTCGGGTCAGATCAAAACGAAACTGCAAACGAACCTCACGCGCGGGAACCAGTTTCCGCCTCCGCGCTGCCTGCTGCTCATGGCGATTGGATTCTACTTCCAGTCGTCCATGCTGAAATCGGACATCGATTTGATTTTGAATTCGTGCTACATGGAATTCAAGATCGACGAGAAGACCTTTCACGAGGGCTTCCTGTGGATGTTCCCGGCCGGCGCGGGTCTCACCGGCGTTACGCAGAATTCGGGCGAGAGCGTGTATACGCTCGGCGTTCCGGCTCCGCAGAATATGCGGCGTTACGGCGATTGGGCCAAGTACATCGCTCCGCTTCAACAGTTCAGCATGACGCTGACGTTTGGCGGCGGCGGTGTGGCGGCTCCGACTCTGACGGCCGATAGCAACATGATCGTTTTCTTGGACGGTCTCACGGATCGGTCGGTACAGTAGTTCCGGCTTCCCTTCGCGGCGTCGCGGGCGCATGTTGGGGCCTGATTCCTTGGCTTCCTCGGGTCCTCGGTTGTCCGCTTCGCCGTGGGGGGTTGGTTGTGTTTCGGGGCTATCTGCTCCGGGGGTCGAGCGTTTGACGTTTCCGACGCGTTGAAACGTGGTCCTCGGGCCTGGTGGCCTCGAATCACTGGCTTTTTTCTTCTCGTTTCCTTTTCAGGGTGAATCAACAATGTACGTTCCGTTTGCTGCTGCCTGCACTGAACCGAATAGCGCAACGCCGATGAGTCCGGAGCGGATCGCGGCTCAGGATCGGCGCGTGTCGGTGGTTGCCGGGTCGTTCGTGAACGGTAACAAAACCCTGGACTCATTGATAACTCGCCTTGGGGGAAACAGTATCGGGCAGGTTCCGGGGGCTGTCTCGCCTTACTCACCGTTCGCGGTGGGTGGTGGCGCGGCCGGCTCCGGTTCCGGCTCGGGTTCGCCTGGTTCGCCTGGCGGCGGATCGGCCGGCGCTGCCGGCGCTGCGGGTTCGCTTCCTTGCGCTCCTAAGATTCTGCCGCTACAGACGGTCTTTCCGATTGAGCGGCCGGTTGTAAAGGGTGCTCCGACTCGGCCTCTGGCTCCGCCTCCGGTCGTGGTTGCGCCTCCGCCTCCGCCTCCTCCGCCTCCTCCGCCTCCTGCGGCCGTCGCTCGACCGACGCCGGCGAGCTGCCGCACGGATAATATCTGCGCGGATCTCCGTTCCGGATGCGTGCAGCAGGCGCAAGTTTCTCCGGAGCAGCTCCGGGCGTGCTCAATGGCAGGGTGGGCGGGCAATCAAAATCTGTATCCGGATGCGGCGGCGAATCCGAACGCGCCTTACCTCGGGAGTCCGAACCTTTATCCGTGGCAGGCGTCGGGCGTCGCCGGCGTCGTCGATACGGATGGCCTTTCGGCAAACGTGTTCTGGGGTAGCGTCGGCCTGCTGGCGTTCTCGGTGTGGGCGGCGCTTGAAATAGCAAAAACGAAAAACGGGCGGAGGTAAGCGGTTGCCACAGTTTGAACTATTGACGCAAGCGGATTTCGTTCTGAATTCGTGCGGCCGGCCGGTTCCGCCTCCGGGGTTGCGCCATATCGATTTGAGCTACATCATTCCCTATCAGGGAAGCGTAGCGGCGGGCTCGGTCGCGGGTCCGACTCAGGGGCGCGTCGCGAACAACGAACGCACGGTGTTTTTCTGCAAAGGTGTCGTGATGCAAAACGATACCAAGGTGAAAATCAAGTGGCCGAACGGCCGGTTTCTCACCCAAAATCCGCTTCCGGTGAACGCGTCGCCGTTCGGAGCTCCGGCCGGTCGCGGCGGCAATATGTATACGCTCAATGAACCCATTGCGGTCGACGCGGGCGGGCGCATCGGGGTCGAGGTGAGCGGGGCTGAGGGTGACACAGATTTAGAGTTCTGGGGTGTGCTTCGCTACTGGATCAACGAAACGGATGCGAACGCAGCTCGGGCGGCAAACGCGGGCTCCTGCATCGTCGGATACTCGACGCCGGCGCGAACGCCGGGCAAACTCGAAATGATGGAAAATCCGATAGCCGCTTTGCGGTCTCGGGATCGGCTCTTATGCGGGCCGAATCAAAACATCATGGCTCCGGAGTTCCTGCTAGGCAATCAATGCACGCCGGAAACGCCGGCCGGCTATAGCGATGAGGCGTTTACTTTCTTTTCGGATGCGATCTCGGTGGCTCCGGGCGCTTCGAGCTACGATAACGCGATCATTGTGCAAGGCGCGGATGATACGGTGGTGCGGCGCTTCCGCGTGCTGACGACTTACTCCGGATCCGCGAGCGGAATTCCGGTCGTCCAACTTCGAGACCCTTCCGGGTATTCGGTGACGGGCGGCGATCTTATCCCTTTCGCGTCGTTCAATACCTGGTTCCCAATGTTCCCTTCCTTGGTTGTGCGCGGCCGTGGTCGACGCATCATCCTCGACGTGGCGAACATTCTGGCTGCGGGCTCCGGACTCATCACAGCGCAAATCGAATTCGATGCGGTGAAACGGAGGAAAGTTTGACGCCTTATTTCTGCGAGGATCCTAAGCAGCTCTATAAACCGCAGTTCGCTTACGCGACGCCGGCCGGCTACAGGGACATTCCCTATGAGGTCGATTTCGAGTTCACGATACCGGGCGATGGGGTCATGGTTCGCCAACTTCCTCACCAGCTCGACGACGACGAACCGTTTTTGCTCCATGCGATTGTGTTTCCGCAAATTGGAACCGCGCTCGGGGTCGAGAACGGCGCGACGCCTGGCCTGTGTCGAATCTGGGATACGCGGGGCAATCCGCTTTCGGAAGACCTGGTGCTCGCGCTCGGCGCGAACTGTCAATCCGGATTTGACAGTATCAACGGATTCGGCTTTCCTGTTGAACCGGCCGTGCTCTGCGACGCGGGCGGCGCTCTGCTGTTCGATTTTCAGCTCTCGACGAATGCGGGCGTGGCTTCTCGCCGGCTGACGGGCTCGGCGGCTGTGCTCACCTTCTACGCGGCGGTGTATGGCACGGCCGGCAACAGTGCGACTATTCAGCTCGCCTACGTCGCGACGCCGAATCATGCGCTAACGGTCGGGGTGGTCGGCTCGGCGGTGACGGTGACGTTGGCGACGGATGGAGCCTCGGCGATTTCGTCGACGTTTGCCGATGTCCAGAACGCAATCAATAACACGCCGGCCGCGTTCGCGGTGCTGTTCGCCTATGCGACGGGTGACGATGCGCAAACCGAACTTGTAACGGCGCTCTCCTCGGGTGCGCTGGCGGGCGGCTCGGCGTCGACGCCGGTATTGATTCAGGGAACTTTGCTCGGGTTCAAACGGCGTAAGGAGTGCGCGGAATGATCCAGCGGCATCAGGACTATTTAATCCGGGTTCCTTCCGTTCCGGTGGGCGGCGGCGAATTCTCCATCAATCTCGACACGGATGCGCCTTTCGCCTTGCGCCTGGTCCGCTCGCGCAACATCGGCGTTTCGGGTTGGAATTTCCAGACTCCTCGCCGGCAATGGCAGAGCTCGAAGCTCCGGACGGACGTGCAAGCGCAGTTCGGAACCAACTTCCGGCCGTCGCGCGGATCGATCATCTATCCGCAGATGGTGTATCCGGTCGGTGGCACGATTCCCATTTTGATCGGCAACGAAACCGGAGCTCCGATTCTCGACGCGCAGCTTTTGTTTCGTGGCTCCAAGTATTTTGAACCGGGGCGGATTGCGGCTCCGACGTATCCGGCGCAAGTCTCTCCGCTGAAGTTCGATTATCAGGTGGTGGTGCCGAACGTCGGCGGAACCGATACTATCCGCTTCAATCAGCTCCGGGTAAAAAAGGACGCGGATTTCGCGGTGCGGTTTGGCGTGTGTGATCCGTTTACGCCTGGCGTTGAATCCGGGTCGCCGTTCGGAGCTCCGATTCTCGCCGGCGACAATCTGACGGACGGGCCGAATTTCGGGCAGGGGGCCGGCGTCTACGTGCAACTGGTCGATGAGGTCTTCAAACCCTACTCGAATATTCCGATACACATTAACGATTTGTTCGGGCAGGGCCGGCCGTTGGTGCCTCTGTCCTCCGGCGCGGCGAATGATGATTCCGTTCTGTTCTTCCCTGGCCTTTACACGCCGGAGATTTACGTGCAACGCGAGCATAGCCTGTACGTGGACGTTTACCGCGAGGATGGGGCCGGCGCTCCTCCGGTGAATCTTTATTTTCGGTTTGGGGGCTGCAAAGCTTTCGCACGATGAGTTTATCCAGCTTGGCTCTTGATTCCTCCTGGCGCGACGCTTTTGCGGCGTGGAATCCCACAATTGCGCCTTTGCTCGATCCGTTGGAGCTGAGTAAGTGCCATGCTCCGCGCTATGCGATGGTTCCGGATGCGCAGTCGCAAGTTATTCCGGACTCGGGCAAAATCGAATACAACTTTTTTCTGCCGGTCGGTTCCTTGGTCTGGGGTTTCTGGGCTGCGGTCCTGTTGGAGTCGACATCGGGCGACGCTCCGGAGATTGAGTTTCCGGAAATTATCACGTCGGAAGCTTCTACCAGTTTCGAGAACAACGTCATCAATCCGGGGCCGGCCGGTCCCTTTGATTTCGGCGCGACGACTCGGTTTCAGATTTTGCAGGATGTTACTACTTTCAAGCTTCGCGCCTATAAGTCCGACGATGAGGGCGTGACGTGGGCGGAGGTCGACGCGGCCGGCGCTCCGGACATTGCGGATAACAACCTTCCGTCTCCGCCTCCTAGCACCTATGAGTATTTCGGCGTGGTCCGCGATGCCTCGGCCGTCGACTCGGCGAACCTGTACGCGGTCTTTTGGGCTCCGGATTTCACTATCGCGGCCGTGACGTTCGATATGTCTACGGAAACCTGGGGTTCGGTGATCTCGTCGACGCTCACGTATCGATTCCCTGACTTGCCGGTCGTCTCCAATGGCGGCTTTGGCGTGGCTCACCGTGCGGTCGATAACACGCTTTGGATGATGTTTCCGGCCGGCTCCGATTCGGGAACGCCGGTTGCAAACCGCGTTTTCGGAGCTCCTTGCGATCTGACGGCCGCAACCTGGGCGGGCTCGCTTACGGCGCTCGGGACGACGGACGACGCCGATACGCACCAGTGGGAACCGGTCGGCATGGTTCCGGATTCTGACGGAAACATACACTGCATTTTCGTGGCGTTCTCCGGCACGTTTCCGGCTCCGCAAACAAGCTTTTTATATCATCAGGTGATCCATACCGATGATTCGCTCACGGTCTCGGATGTGATTGTGCCGTTTGGCTCGGCGAACCCTCCGGCCTTCGTGTCCTATCCGTCTATCAGTGCTGACGATTTGATCGCGTTTACCTACAACCTGGCGAATAGCGCGGTGGCTCCGAATGTTCATTGCGTGCGCTTCGTGGCGGCGGATGCTCCGGTGTATTTCGACGAAACGCCGTTTGGCTTGATTCAGACGGATCCGGATTCCTTTCCGCGCGGGTTCTACTCGACCATTTCCCTCGACGGGCTCGATTACATTTTCTATACTCGGGATCCGCTCGACGGAAACATGGTTTTCGCCTTCATCACGTCGGCCGGCGTGGGCCTCGGCTGGTCGGCGGAAACGATTATAGGAACGGTCTCGGCCGGCCTGTATTCCACGGGTGTGAATGCCTCGGCTTATCCCTTGATTTCGCGGTGGGCGATTTCGATGGGCGCTCCGCCATCTGAAGGATTCGAGCAGGGGCAAGCTTATTTCGAGTCGCTCGCGGCGACGCCGATTCCTGCTGACCTGGTGTTTCAGCTCACCGACGT